GATCATCCTTATCGCTAGAGCAATGCGCGAGGTGAACTCAACCTTTGGAAGCGGCACGATACCGGCATTCAGTGGGCCATCAGGGTAAAGCTTTACAGACTCAGGTGGGTCTGGGAATGCTCCTTCATTAAACAGTAGCAAGAACACGTTCTGGAAGATTGGTGTTAGCTCTGTAGTGATCTGGTTGAAATTAGGCAGGAAGCGACGAAGAGCAGCGTTTTCAATACTGGCAACCTCTCTGGCTGTCATCTGCTTGTCCTTCTGAGCTACGGCCTCAAATAGTTGTGCGTGGAAGAACCCACGGACCTGCTCTGTCACGTTCTCCATCAATACCATGCCGGCGTTGATGTCGTTGTAGAGTCTCATCTGCTCGGGCTTCATCCCGTTGCGCTCATCAAAGACTGTTACACCATTAGGCCGTGTTGAGATCTCATCTACTGAGTCTGATGGCACTAACCAAGGTGGCTTGACCTGTAGAGCTACGCCCTCATGGACATCTCTACGGAGCTTATTCAGCTCTCTCATTGCCGGTAGCGCCTTGGAGGCTGGAGCTAGACCGTAGTTGTAATCATTCCAGATCTCAGCTCTTGGTGAGGCGAATGGATAGTAATCATATCCACCTTCCTCTAAAATCATTCTGTCTTCTTTGCAGACGTAGATACTGGCAAATGGCTTGTTCTTGGCCTCAATGCCGTTCTTGTTGCGAGGGAAGCAAGCGTGGATGACCGTGAAATAAGTCTTCTCACCGCCCTTTTTCATATCATTTAGCGATGCCTTAGCCTTTTTGCCTAGGTTATCCTCTCCAAACTTATCTGCCATTTCAGAGGCAGTCATAGTCAGCCACCGGTATTCGGTCCGAATGTCTCCCTCGCCATCCTTCTCAATAGCAAATGTGCCTAGACGGTCGTAACAAAACTTGAGTAGCTTCTTATTTCCTCGCTCAACATACAATGATCCAGTGCCACCGCATCCCATATCGGTGACGACCGGCTTGATCGACTGGTAGAAATTACTGCGTCCAAGAGCAGTTAGGGCTAGCTCAGAACATTTGTTATACCATTTGCGGCCCGCATCATCGACCTCGTGGTCATCCTGGGGCGTGTAGATCATCCATTTCTCATTTGACGAGAATACCTCGGCGATCATGCCGTTGGAGTAGGTATCCAGACTCTCAATCCCTGTAGTGTCATACAAGCCCGAGAATCCGGTAACGTCAGGCGACTGGGGAGTTTGCGTAAATATATCAAGCTGTGGCTTAAAATACTTGGCAGTCAGATCCCAGTGAGACTTAAAAGCGTTTAGTTCACTCTCAAGTGATTCAGCCTTTCTGAGAATAGTGTCTACGTTCTCGTCGATCATTGTCCTTGGGCTGTCTTAGATCCCGTCGAGTAGTTTGGATTGACGGCTCCACCTCTAGTTGACTGAGCATAGCTAGACTCACTCATGCTCCGCTTACGCTTACGCTTAGCAATCTTCTTGGCTTCAGTGCGGCCTACGTCTGGCATTGCAGGGGCCGGCGGGGGCGGCGGGGGCTTTGGCGATAGGAATCCCATAAGGCTCTTTATCGTTTTTATGTAAATATGTCAACTATCTTTAAATATCAAGCAAGCGACACTTTAGTATCCAGTTCCAGCATTGATGCGTGGCCTACGCCGGCGCTTAGCGTGTGACTGCTGATCTGTCAGCATATCGTGAAGCTCTGCCTCCGCAAGCATTGAGAATGCGTCAGATGGGTGAGACTCCCAGCCGTGAGAGATCTTGTTTGTGATCCATCCAGTTCCATCGGTAGCTTCCTTGTAATGAAACTGGCTTAAAGCGTCCCTGAGATGCGTAGTTGGCTTATCTCTAAACCAAATATTCGGAAATGCCTTCTTGGTCGCGTTAATCCGCAGTTCCTTGTCATGCGTTCTAGGAATTGTCTGCACGTTTGACAGGCCAGCCTTCCGTAACTCCTCTGCAAATGTCAGTCCATTAGGCTGTCTAGCTGCCGAGTCATGTGGAAGTAAGTGACCGCCATAGCTAAATCCTTTTGCCTGCATATGAAATACACGATCCTCTAGCGTCATTCCGGCTGATATGTCGCAGTCAATGACCGTTCTCCTCATCCCATCAATCTGCCAATAGATGACAGCAGTGTTCTGTGGCGATCCGATGTCCCAAGTCGTCCATACCGGACCACGATTAGGCTCAAAGTCGCAAACATGACCTAGCCTCAGCGCATCTTCTACCTCTTTGGCGTAAATCGTGCCAGGTATATCAGATGAAAACGAGCATTCAAACTCCCGCTCAAACACATTGCTCTCTCTTGTAGCTTTCATCCTAGCTAGCTGATCAGGCGGGATAAGACCGCTTTCAGATGCTTTTAGACAGAGGGAGAACCACTCAGGGTCTTTGAGCGAGTGCTGGTAGACTCTCCAGAAGGCATTCTTACCCTTGGGCGTCCCAACAAACGTGGCCCAACCTTTGTAGTCTAAAAGACACGGTTCTATGACTGACTCCCACGCATCTGGTGGAATGTCGGCATATTCGTCCAATACTACACCATCAAAGTAGAGTCCCCTTGCTCGCTCGTAGTTCTCACCGGAATACAGCCCGATCTCTGCCCCGTTCTGGAATCGAATCCATAGCTCCGACTCGTTCTTGATCACACCAGGTATCTGATGAGTGAAGGTCTTGAGGTAGCTCCAAGCAATCTTTTTGGCCTGCGCTTGTGTGGGAGCAAAGTATCCGTAGCGCAAAGGCGATGACTTTAGACCCTTTCTCGTGTGGGTGTGACACTTGAGGATTAGATCCTGCAAACATCCGAAGCTCTTACCGCCACGTCGATGCACTACCAGACAAGCTCTATCCTCTGTCCGTTGCAAGTATGGCCTAACCCAGCTCCGAGGCTTCAGCGTTAGTCTAGTCTTGTTCGTCGCCATATGCCGTCATGAAATCGTTGCGAATATCGCTAACACTTAGTTTCTGAAAATGATCAGCGCTCCAGCAAATGCCGAAGACGTTGATTTCTTTAGGGGTATCTGAAGCGATCATTACTATCACCCTCTCGCCCTCAGTAATCTCAGCAAATGAGGTGATGTTGTGGAAGCCCTCAGCCTCTAGGTAGCTCTCAACCTGTCCTAGTTTCTCAACCTCTTCAAATGTCACCTCACTCATCCTCTCCTCCGATCACAATCTCAATCTCGCCGGAGACCTCTACGGAGTGATCGTGTTTGTCTCTCCAGTCGTTTCTGAACCGGTTCTTCATCTGGAATATGTAGCTAGTTGGATTAAAACCATCAATCCCCCCGAAGGTTGCCGTTCTACCCTGTTTTTCCCACCAAGCTAGGCTTTCCTCCTCAGCCCTTTTTATGGCGTCGGAAAACTCTGGCTTACTTTTACTCCACTCAAGCAATGTATCGCGACAGACGCTAAGCTGTGAGGCAATCTCAGCCTTTCCCATTCCAGCTTTACCGCATTCAACTACAGTCTCGCAGAACTCTGGTTTGTATTTTGTGGGTCGTCCTCCTGCCATGCTAAAAATATAAACAAAAAAACCGGCCCGAGCAACTTAATACTCGGACCGGCTGTTACACACTAATAATATGAATTAAACACAAAGCAGCTTGCTGCTGAAAAGGTTGTATCTAATTCTCACACATCGTCAAGGTGTTTTTACGGCTGTCCTCCGGCCCAAGCCATGAGGACTAGAATGGCTACGAAAATAGCTGACTGTATGATTTCTTTAATGTTCATTGTGTTTAAAGTTCAATTTGTTTATATCCGTAACAATCGGTCAGGTCGTCCATTACATGGGCAAACAGGTGAGCGTAGCGGCGTGGATCAAGGTAGATGATTGCTGTTTCGTCGTCCTCTTGGGTAAGCCACATTGTGTCGGCGTCAGCGTCATACCTAATGTAATCAAACTCTAGTTTTAGAGTCTTTTCAAACTTGCGAATTTCAATAAACGCGATGTCTAATGGTGTTGTCATGTTGTTAGTGGTTTGGTGTTTTGGAAATTAGCTGCTAACTTTAGCGTCCATAATGTCTTGCTT